TTCAACAGTTGAAGCCTTGCTTGAAGGCGTAATGCTGTTAGACGCTGCTGAATTAGCAGATGTCTGACCACTTGTAGAAGTTGCCTTAACTGTAAAAGTATAAGCAGTTCCATTAGTTAAACCAGATACCGTAATTGGCGAAGCGCCAGTGCCAGTAAGCCCACCAGGAGACGAGGTTGCTGTGTAAGTAGCAGCACCTTTACCAGTATAAGTAGATGCTGTATAAGTTACAGTGGCACTTGCGTTACCTGATGTTGCTGTACCAATTGTAGGAGCAGTAGGCAATCCACCATTTTCAGAAGCAAAGATTCCTAGTATTGACATTACGCGCTCAAATCGCCAACAGCAACCCAAGTATCAGTAGCACGTTTAATTAAAGTTGCTGCTGACCATTGTGCTCTTAGTTTAAGTCCAGGAGTTCCGTTAATTGTAACTCCACCAGTTGCTACAATTGTTGTTTGTCCAGCGCCAGTTTGAAGAATATTGATTTGAGTACCTACTGGAAATGCAACTGATGAGTTTAATGGAACTGTTAAGTTGTTTGCCGAAGCATTAGATATTTCAACTAAATCACTTGAATCTGCAAGAACTAATGTGTATGAAGCAGTTTGTGCGCTAGTTACTAAATTTATTACTGGACCAGTTAAAGTTTTATTAGTTAATGTCTGGCTAGAATCTGTATCAACAAGAGTCTTGCTTGTTGGAATTGTAGTTGAGTTAATAGTCAACCCAGCAACATTTGAAACAGTAGCACCTGATGCAATAGATGTTGAGCCTAGTGTTGGGGCTGAGTAGCCAGATACTGTTGACCAAGTAAGTCCAGTAGCAGTGCTTGAGTCAGCCTGTAAATATTGTCCATCTGTTCCAACAGTAATTTTGCCTGGTGTGTCAGCAGATGTAGCGACAAGAATGTCACCCTTAGTGTCAAACAATGAACGAGCAATTGAGTCTGCTAGTTCAAATGCTGTGAAGGTAATAACTTCTAGAATATCTCCAGAAGTTAATGCTGCTAAAGAAGCAATAGAAGTTCCGTTAGTAGCAACATAATCTGATGTGCGAGATAGCAATACACCGTTTAGATATACTTGCTCCTTACCAGGAATGTAGGCAAGAGTTAAACCATTATCATCAATACCTGACTCAGAAGTTTCTCCACCTGCTGCCGTAAAGCGGAAGCGATAGATGTCTGCAGTTGACGAAATAGAACCCCACGCAGAACCTGTCCAAGCAAACATCTGGTTGGTTACTGAGTTCCAGTAGATAGCGCCAACACCAAGAGTGTTGCCGTCATTGTCTACAGATGGAGCAGATGACTTAGCACCTAAGTAACGGTCATCAAAAGAATCATATGAAGCAGCAGCAGCAGTTGCACTTGCTGCAGCGGCAGTGGCAGAACCAGCAACGGTATCTACATACGCTTTAGTAGCAGCGTGTAGGTCAACAGTTGGAGCACCTGACAAGGTGAGAGCACCAGTCATAGTTGAACCAGACTTAAGCACTACTGTTGATTCAAATGAACCACCGCTAGAGATTGCATCAGCAATTTCTTTAAGAGTATCAAGTGTGCCTGGGGCACCACCAACAAGAGCAGTAATCTGAGCATCTACATAATCCTTAGTAGAAGCATCTGTGCCTGTAGTTGGTGTAGCAAGAGATGTAATCTTCTGACTATTCATTGAGAATGAACCAGTAGGTGCGGCAAGGTCAGTCACCTTAGAAGTACGAACCTGTGTGTCAAAGTCTGAGATAGTAGATGCTGTCTGTGTACCAGTGTGATTAGCGCGAGCCAGTGGGTCGGTCGCCAACTTGCTAAGAGCAATAGCAGCAGAAGCATTAATGTCTGAGTTAACAATAGTTCCATCAACTAAGTCAGCAGATGTAATTGTTCCACCAAGGTCTAACTTAGTCTTAGCAATAGCAGCAGTTGCTGATATGTCAGCGTTAACTATAGTTGCGTCTACAATATCTGATGAGGTAATAGAACCAGCAAGGTTTAACTTGCTGTAAGCAATTGCTGCGGCAGAGTTAATATCTGCATTAACGATTGTATCGTTAGCAATCATTGTGCTAGTAACAGTACCTGTATCACCAGCGGTGACAGCAGTACCTGAAATCTTTGTCTTATCAATGGCTGCTGATGCATTAATGTCAGCATTAAGGATAGTGCCATCAAGAATCATTGTGCTTGTCACTGTGCCAGTATCGGCTACAGTTACAGCAGTTCCACTAATTTTGGTCTTGTCAATTGCAGCACTAGCATTAATATCAGCATTTACAATAGTGCCATCAGCAATCATTGTAGAAGTGACTGTGCCTGTGTCGGTTGTATAGACACCGTTAGTTACTGTGCCAGCATTACCAGATACAGTTCCAGTTACGTTACCTGTCAAGTTACCAGTAAAGGTTCCTGCGATAGCACCAGTGCCAGTAATGGTTGGGCTAGTTAAAGTCTTGTTAGTTAAAGTTTGAGTGTTGGTTGTACCAACTACAGCGCCAGTAGCGCCGTGTCCTGTTGTTGCCTCGATGTGGGTATTGGCTTCGCGGTAATCACGACCAATTGCCATATGCCGAACAATAGCACCAGCAGAGTGGGCTACACCAGTTGAGCCATCAATGCCACGAACAATTGTAAGTGTATTGCCAGAGATGGCACTGACATCTACAATTTCTTCAAGGGCTGTATCTGGGTCGATGACAACTGTAAAGAGTTCGCCTGCTGAGATGGTTACACCACCAACAAGAGCCGAACCTGATACAACAGTTGTTGTTGTTGCGCTAGAAGTCAAAGCACCACTGAGGGTAGTTTGCTGTGAGCGGGACGAGTATTTTCTAGTTGTCATTGCTGGTCCTTATCGGCGGGAGTAGTGGACTTTAGGAGGATAATTTTGTTGTTGTGCTTTTGTTTCTTCATTCAAGCGCTGTGAGTAAAGTGCATACAGTTGTTTAGTGGCAGACTGTGATGCGCCATATGGGCGCTTGCTATCTGTCTCATCAGCTTGTGGGCTAACTTGAGCAGCACGTGCTGGGTCTAAGAATGATAGTAGACGATAAGCTGCACCAAGAATTACCACGTCCCGTGTGGATTCTGGCAGGCCAGTCTGAACTGCGTAATCTTGAGCATTGGTTGTAAATGGTTTTGGGTCAGTTGCATAAACAACCTTTACTGTACGACCTGAAATAGGAGCCTCACCTAGTGTCACTGTTTGAACTTGGTCAGTTCCAGATGTATAACCGAATGCTTCTGGATTAGCGGCAGGGTCCCAGTCCCAACGGCGAATTGGACGCCATTCCTTTGAAGGGCCAATCTCTTGCCATGAGATAGTCAGGATGTTTTTTATATCTAAATTTGCAAATGCGTAGGTTGACACTGCAGAATTAAACGTAAAGGTTGTTGATTTCACAGCAAAGATATTGGCACCTAGTGAACGAATAGTATCATTGATGGCACGCTTGATGCTGTGGCGTGGGAAGGTAGGGGAGATAGTTACCTTTGTATCGACAGCATGTGTTGCTGCTGTTGTGCCAAGATAGCCACGACCATAAGGTGCTACGGTTGCTGTATTAGAAATGCGGTCGTAGTTATCTACCCATAGTAGTTCTTCTTCAATTTCAACAATACCCTTACCAACTGAATCAGTTGAACCTAGAGTCATAATCAAAGGGGAAGCACTTGATGATGTTGTAGTTGTAATTGCTGAGGCAAGATAAGTACTGCGGTCTTGCTGAAATGTGTATCCTGCTAGATTGATAAGTGTTTCATCAATCATGTTAGTTAGAGTAGGCATTATGCGTCTATGCTCCTTAGCGCAGCAGGTGCTGCTAGTCCAGTTGTTCCAGCGAGTTCATTACATACACCATCAATATCTTTGAACTTGTCCCTAGTCCTAGCAGCCGATACCTTAATGTTAAGTGCTCCTACTGTAGCTAAACCAGTAGTGCCAGCCCAGGCATTAGCAGCGCCTTGTTCATCTTTATAGTTCGCCACATTGGTTATGCCAGCAAGACGATTAAGTTCTTGAGTAAGGCTGCTTCCTGCTTTGCCTAATGCCATTTGTTAACCTTTCGTATATCGTTTCGGAAGTACTAAGTTAGACTTCTTTTCTTCTTTTGGTGCTCCAAAGAATGCCTTGTAGTAATGCTCATCAAATGAGAATCGTTTCATATGAGGAACGGTTGCACCTGTGTGACACCAGAGTGGGACTCCTACCTTTTCGCATAAAGCGAAGAAGTAAATGTCTTCTCCAATAAACTTAGTGCCTCTGCCCATTTCCATGAACAGTTGTGCATCTGGCAATTCTTTGCGAATCTTTTCAACTACACTTCGGTGCATGAGAACAAATCCCATACCAGCAGCACCAATCTGAATCAGTTGGTTCTCTGGCAGTGGATGAACTCTCTTCAGACCAAAGCCACCATTTTCATCATCTACGAACTCAAATGCTGTAGGCATTGGAATCATCAATGGTTCTTCTGGTGTATCAGTAGTGAAGTAGATACCAGTTAGGATTGGTCGCTTCTGGGCATCTTTATTGTCCCAAAGTAACTTGAACTTATCTGGACTGATAACTACATCTGAGTCAACCCACAGTAACCACTCAGTATCAGTCTTATCAAACCAATAGTTAATTACTGTCTCACGCTGACGAGCAATCTGATTTCCTTGGCTGCGAAGAGTTGACTTAAACTCTACTCCAGACTTAAGGAGAACATCTGTAACACCTTGCATGAACTTACCATCTACCATACCATTGTCGCACCAGGCGACCGAGATTGTTTCTTGCATTGTCCCCACCTTTTTTAGTTACCACTTAACCTTATCTGCCCAATATGCTGCAGACATTTTACCTTTTGCAATGTTCTTTGCGTGACGTGCTTTGAATGACGCTTGACGTGCCGTTGGCTTTTTATCGCCAGTAACACCCTGTTGACCAAAGCGAATAGTTTTAACCTGAGTACCTTCTTTAGCCACAACTACGTGTGACTTCTTTGGGTGGTTGGGTGTACGCTTTGGCTTGTTAAAGCCAGATACTCCTGCTCGTTTTAGTCTTGGGTCTGCCATTTTGAATCCTTAGTTAGTCTTTCCGCTATCCCATTTACCAGTCTTTTTAGCCTGCGCTTCTTTCTTCTTCTGCGCTGCAATCTGCTTAAGTTCTGCGGCTGTATATTTGGTGGGTGCTATCTTTATCTTGGGGAATGACTTCTCCCACTGTGGAGTTTTAGCCATTACTTCTTCTTGCCCATCTTCTTCATTGCAGGCTTCTTCTTAGCCATTTTCTTGCCAGTCTTTTTTGCTTCCATTTTAGCCATTGCCATACCCTTTGGAGTATAAGCAAATTCCTTCATTCCGACTTTTGGCATTATATTTGTCCTATCTCTTTCATGACCTCTACGGCCTTTGGGGTGATGTCTTTAGCCTTAGGCATTGAATCGGCATCATATGCCTGACCTAAGTTTTCGGACGCTTTGTGCGCTTGCTCTATGTCGTGCATTCTAGTACCAGCAGGTTGAATTCCTTGGCGTCTCGCATCGCGGTAAGCACCTAGTTCGGAGTTCCATTTCTTGTCAGGAATGTCTCTGCCTGCATCTCCTGTATTAAGTTGTAATCCTCTTGCCTTACATCCAAAGCAATCTTCATCGCACATGGTGTGGTCAATTGGAATATTATCTTCATCTTTAAACGGTACATCTGATACTGCGTCACATAGTACGCATCCCCATGTCTTTGCTATAAAGTCATGGTTCTCATCAAATCCCCAGTCAAGAACCTTACTGATATGACTGCAGTTCATCTTGTCCCTATTCTGCTGTAAAGTTTGCTTCCGTAACTCCTACACCACCAGCAATAAGCTCGGCTTTAATTGCCTCACTTATACCTTCATGTATATAACCACCACGATAAATAACATCGTAGTCATCCTGTGTGTCATCTGGTATATAGCGAACTTGTGAATAAGTTCCACCACTTTTAACAATGGTAATACCCTTGCGGAGTTTGGCAAAGTAAAACAAACGATGCCCACCTGAAGGTCCTTCTAGGACGTAAGGTGTAGTGAATTTGTATGTTGCCATTAGTTCTCCTTAATGAACTTACTCCTGAGTAGGGACATTGCTGCCCCTACCCAAGCGTCAATCAACTAAGCGATTGATGAACCTGACTCAATGCGGTACAGGGCTTCTTCGCGGTAGCGAGCGAAACCAAGAACTCCGTACCAACCCATTGGGCGGTGACGCATCAACTTGTCCACTACTGGACCGATGACTACGTGTGGTTCTTCAGCAACGGCTTCTGCCATTGCTTGCTGTCCTGCTAGGATAGTGCGGTACACCTTTGCAGATGAAGCACCATCAGTTGCTGAGTAAAGACGTGGTGACTCTACGAAGTATGCACCTTCGTATGTACCGATTTCTCCAGCCCAGATACGGTCTTGTGCAGAACCGTACTGATTTGGAAGCAACCAACCTGCTGAGCCTGTTTCTGCACGAAGGTCGTGTGAAACTTCTGGGTGGATACCAGCCCAGTATAGTGAGCCCTTGCGAGCGGTTGTCTTGTTAGCACGTAACTTAGCAACAGCCTTACGGATGTTAGCAGAAGATAGTGTTGCAGCAGCAGTAACTGTTGCTGTTGATGTAGCGGTTGAACCTGAGTAAATCACGTTTGAACCACCACGAAGTGTTGTCATTGCAACTGCGTCGATTGAATCGGCTAGGTTGAATGCGATGATGTTAGCAATCGCTGGGTCTACATCAGCAAGGCTGAATAGTTCCAAAGCGCGTGTTACAAGAACAGAGTTACCGTACTCGTTAAGAGTAATTGTAACTGATGTTGGTGTAGACATTGCTACTGCATCTGGGTCTGTTGTTTCTGTTAGCGCAGTTGTTGCTGCTGCTAGGTCAACGTAGCGTTGTAGAACGACTGTTGAACCAGGAATTGATTGGTTAGTTGGGCGCTTGTCTGCGACAGAACGAATAAGTGGTTCTGAACGGAGAGCAAACTCCAAAAGACGGTCATACGCCTTCTGAACTAAACCTGCTGCACCAGCGGTGCCTCCGAGTGAATCGGATGCTGTTGATACGTAGGCCATGTTGTCACCTCCAAGTGACTAGATACTATGAATGAGTTATTGTGAGCGAAGAATAGATAAGATTTCTTCTGCGGATTCCGCAGCGCCTAATCGTTGTTCTAAGTTTTCTGCTCGGTCAGGTGTTATTGCACCTTGCGTAACGGCATCCTGCTGCCGCAATGCGGCACGGTCATACTCGTTAGCATTTGGTGCATCCTTAGCAATAGACATTCCAAACAAGTCTCCATTATCTTCAAGCCAGGTATTAACTGACTCTTCGCTAACTTCGTCTAAATCTTTCAGAACTAGTCTCGCTGCTTTAGGATTAACACCCTTTTGTTCTAGGATTTCTTTGACTGTACGCTCACGCTGCACCTTGGAGAATCCCTCAAGTTGCTCAGTGAGTTCTTTGATACGTTTCTCATCGGCACGTTTAGCCTTCCGTAACTTCTTTAAGAGGTCACTTCCGCTTTCGTTACCAGTAATGGTATCGGTATCTAGGTCGTCTTCGTCTTCATCCCAGTAGTTGTTGCTCATAGCAACTGTCCACCCTTCTATTCGTTTTAGTCGCAAGCCTCAGATTCCAATCGGGGGATTGGGCTGGCTCTTGCTCTCGGTCTTGTACGCTATGCGGGGCCGATAGGTCCGCACAGGATTCTTATATTTGTCCCTTATTCTGAGACGTTAGTGATGTCTTGTTGACACCAGAAGAACCTTGGAACTGCGCAATTTCACGTTGGCTTAGAGCCGTACGTTTTCTTTGCGCTGACGCTAGGCTATTAAATACTTCTTGTTCGCTTTCGGATTGTCCATATCCTTGCATTGTAGTTCCATAAATAGAACTTAATTTTTCAGCAGTTGGAAGAATGTCGGCAATAGTTGCGTAACCCTTTTGTGCTTCAGCTTCGCTGATACCTTGTGCTGCAAGTTGCTCAGATACAGCAACGCCAGCCTCAAGACCTTGACGACGGGCAGCAGTACCAATTTCGGCTGCGGATACCTGACGTTGAATCTTCTGTAATTGCTGGTTAGGGTCAAGAACATATGCTGCCATGTCGGCGCTGCTAATGCCATAATAATCACGCAATGTCTTAGCGATTGCTGGGTCAGCATTTTGTACACGCTGTACTGCTGTGACTACACGCTCAGATAGTTCTGGAACTGATATGTCATTAGCAATAAATTGCTTAACATACGCATCAGTGTCAAATTGTTTTAAGCCATAAGAACGAAGTACTTGGCGATATCCATCTTCATTATTAAGATATTCTGCTGGAGTTAAGACTCTTAATCCTTTTTTAATTCTGTCTTGGTTAGCAGAAAAACGCATTTTATATTCATCTGTTTCTTGCAAACCAATTGTAATAGTTGCTTCAGTAGCTCCATCAATTGCAAGTTCTTTAACCTTATTTGCAAGACTTCCCAGACCGTACTTAGTAAAGCGGTCGGTCAGTACTGTAATAATAGACTGACGCTCTCGGTAAGCCTTTAGTTCTTCGGCTGTCATTTTTGATGTGTCAGTTTTATCAACCGTTGCTACTGGAGTTACTACTAAAGTTGCTCCACTCCCAGTAACTTCTTTAATTCCAGACGTAGCAGTTAAGCCACCTTCGCCGATAGCACCAATAGCAGTCTGTGCATTAGCAGGTAGGTCAGTAAAAGCAACATTGGTATCTTCTACAGTTGGACCTTCCCACATAACTTTGTTGGCTTCAGCATTTGAAATAGCACTAGCTAGCCATGTTGGTTTCTTATCAGTTGTGATTTCAATTTTTGCTGCTAATGCTGCGTTAACAGCAGCACCACGTGCAGCACCAGTCTTACCATAAACCGCATTTTGGTATTCTTCATCTGTTAGGCTGACTCCATCAGAACTGTTTATGCCGTAGGAGTCACCATAATAACCAGAGGCGTTAATTCCACCGCGTGCGGTAACATATTCTTCTGGAGTCATTCCCCATGATTTAGCATTAGTGATTACTGATTCACTTTTAATGGCCTCAGCCATTGGCTTTGCTACAAAGTTTTCATCTAATTGTACGGTACGACCATAAGCATCTTTAAATGTAGCCATTATGCTAGACCCCAATCACGAAGTACTTTTAATGATAAAGAATCCATTGTGTCTCTAGCATTGTTTGTGTATTCCCACTCAGTAGTACTGCGTAGATTTTTTTCAAATTGCCAGATTGGCATGAGGACTGGCTTGCCATCTTTGTCAACATTTTGTAATGCTTTGCGCAAGTTAGGGTCAGTCCATGATACACTGTCTGGGTCCTTTTCAAGGACATTAGCAATAGATGTTTTGTATGCTGAGGCTAAAGCATCTAATGATTTACCAGCATTAATCTGGTCAGCAAATACTGGAAATGCGCTAGCAGAATCTTGACGCATTTTATTCTTAATGTCATCTTCGGTCATTGTTCCTGCCGCTAAAGACTTAGTCCAAATGTCGTATGTCAAGGGATTATATGACATGCCATAGGCATCAGCATATTGCTTTAGGGTTTGGGTATCTCCTAGTGCTCCACCAGTTAATGCTTTTGTTGTTCCACCTAAAGCATTTAAATCTAATTGCTTATCTGTCCATCCTGAAAGATATGCTTTTTCAAAAAAATCATTAGTTAAAACTTTTTCATCTGTAATACCAATAGATACCAAACGAGCTTTTTGTGCTACTACATACGCTTCTAATTCTTGGTCATAAACACCACGACGACTAGCCCTAGTCTTTGCGCGTGTCTGTGCAATGTCAGTTAAATTCTTGTAATAATTAGTTTTGTAATATGCAAGTTGTGCACCAGTCTTATCACCTCTGATGAAGGCATCATAAGCATCTTGCAGTTCAGGAAATATCTTGAGCAATTCAAGAGTCAGGCCATATGCATTTATTGCATCGCTTTCACCAGCAACGTAGGAATCTCCTTCTGTTGCTGAACCTGGACCACCTTCTGTGGCTTGAGTTCCAACGCCAGGACCACCAACTGCTGCACCAGGGCTAGGGTTATATATTGAAGAAGATTGGGCTGGTGATTCAACCACTTCAGGTTCAACAGGAGTAGAACTGTAACCATCTGTTGTTGCTGTAGAAATATTAACTACTTGGCCAACTCTAATTAAATTAGGATTAGTAATCTGTGGGTTTAGCTTCTTTAATTGAGCAAGAGTAATGCCGTATCGCTTAGCGATAGCACTAAGAGTATCACCCTTAACAACTTTGTATGTAGATGCCATTGGTTATCCTCCCAAGCTGGTTATGAAATCCATGAATTCAAGACTTTGTTTTTCTTTTAAGTCTTGCGCTACAGGACCTTCGGTCGCGGTATCAATATTAGCAGCAATTTTTGTTTGAAGTCTTTCTTGACTAAATCCTGGAGTATAAGTTGTTTGCGTTTTACCACCAACAACTTTGGTAGTTGCAACTTGACCTTCTTTAATCATGTCTTGCGCAGTTTTTAAGTCGGCTGCTAGTTCATCGGCATACTCGTTGCGCCCCAACTTATTTTGATATACACTGCGAACTACAGCCTTAATAACCGCTGGGTCAACTTCAGTAATTTGCTTTGTTGGTAACCTAGGTGTATCTTGGTCTCCACTAAAGCCCATAATTATTTGGTCCTTTAGGGCACTAATAGCACCTTCTATACTTGTTGCTTTGTAGGCTTCGGGGAAGTACGCTGAAATAGTATCTAGTAAATCTGCTTTACTCTTTACTGATTTGCCAAGTTTTTTTAAATAACTAGCAATAGCAGTTAATTCTTTATTATCTAATGTGCTCCAGAAATCAACAGCTTTAGGAGTAAAGTCTACACTAACTGTTACGCCTTGTGCAGCTGCGCGAGCAACAATATTAGTAGACCAATTAGATGTAGATGCAGAAGATGAGGCAGAGGCACTGGGAGTGACAGCGGGAGTGGCAGTGGCAGTAGGTGCTACCGTAGGAGTAGGACGTTGCACCACTTGACCAGCCATAGGCATTGGTGAAGGACCGCTAACTTTTGTTGGCGTTGGGGTTGGAGTTCCAGCTTTTGTTGGTGTCGGTGTTGGAGTATCGCCCCATCGAGCAACTTTTATAACTTTACCATCTTTTATATAGCCACGAAGTTGACCCTCTGCGTCATAAACTAAATCAACTACTGCTGCAGGAATTAGCTTATTTATATTTTTAGTATTATCAAATTTCTTAACAAATTGCCCTGGAGCAAGTTTAACTTCAGCCATTGTTACCCACCGTAGACATAGTCGAATTTATCATTATCAAAGTACCTATCATAGAACTTGCCGAAGTTGATGTCGCGCTTACGTAGAAGCAACACATAGTCAGCAGCATCTTCACGTAACTTACGATTACGCATTGATTCAAGTGACGTGCCAGTTCTTGTTAACTCATCATATATTGTATATCTGAAATTTAAATACTCTACAATTGTGGCCCAGCGTGGCTGCTTAGATAGTTCTTTCCACATCTTTGGTGTGTTAGCAGCAATACTAAGAGCTTTAACTGTAGCAGCTTGACGGCTTGAGGAGCCACCACTATACCCAGCCGAGTACTCTTCATACCAGATATTGTTCTTTTCTTTTTGGCCTTGAATAAAGCTATCCATGTATTGGTCATAGATATTCTTACCGTATCCACGGTTAGGATTCATGCCACTCTTTGTTAGTTCATCAAGAACAATCTCTTTAAGATTGCTAAAGTCATTCCAGCCCTTGGCTACAATTGACTTTGTGGTTGCCTCTAAGAAGCCTTTGGTATCTCTGAACTTCTTGCCTGGATATCCTGGGATATCAGTAGACTGTAAGTATGCATTTGCCGCTGAAGAGAACGCATAGTTTTCATCATTAAATACAGCACCTAAAACATTTAAGTTATCTGTTCCAATGTTAGCAACAATGCGATTTAAAGTATCTTTATTATCCTTAAGTAAGGCAACGGCTGTAGCATCAGGACTGATGCCAGCGGTTGAATCTGATAACTTGCTTGTAAGTAGGAAATAATCAGGGTATGTCTTTAAGAATGTTTCCTCGCCATTTATTGGGTCTGCCTGTGTCATTCTTTGAAGTTCATCAGCATATCCCTGTAGGCCAGTAACATAACGTGGCTGTGCTGGTAGAGAGATGGATGACAGGAAGCGTAACCAAGCAAGTCCAGTTGCTTTTTCTTTTGCCTCGTAAGTCATGCCATTAACTTCATCAGCACTTGGCTCTTTATGGTTAGCATTGATATAATCAAAGCGAATCTGACGCAAGAACATATTGGTGTCAGTGTTAAACTGGTCACCATTTTCAAGTAACTGTGCCTTTGCTGCCTGTGCTAAACGACGTGCAGTATTGGGGGTAACCATGCCAGTCAGTCCAGTTTGAGTACCAAACGGCAGAGCCCACTGCGTAAATTTATTCTCAACATTAAACTGTTTTGACCATAAGTTTACACTTGATGTAAGCAATGGTCCACCAGATACAAGGCTATTGCCTGTTGGATTGAACACATTAAACCAGTTAGAGTTGATGCGACCCTTAATTCCGCCAAGCATAGGTAGTGGAACTTCCACATATCTATTGCCAAATGGGTCTTCTTCTTCTGCCCCTAAACGTTCTGGAACAGATGAAATCTGTGCTGCCTTAATAAGGAAATCAGGGTGCTCCATGAAGATGCGACCATACGCACGATACTGCTCCACAATAGCAGGGAAGAATGCTAGAACATAGTTAAAGATTCCATTGTAATTCATGTCACGATGGAATGAGTTTAACTTGTTCTTATATTCACGAATACCATAGGCACGTGCCGCTGCTTCAAAGTTTGCCTTATCAGAATCATTTAATACACGCTTTTGAAGGTTAGCTACATATACTAAAGACTGAAGTTTCTCTTCATACTTGACCGCAAAGTAAGGAGAATACATTAATTTACTAGTTGGTGCAGTTGATAGCCAAGCGACACCATCTTTATAAAGATTAGTTAACTTTCGATATGCTCCACTTTGACCTAACATATCGTTCACCATGTCACTTAGTACTGGTGGGCGTTCTTCAATGTTTGGATATAGTTTGCGCAATGTATCAACATCAAGAGTACCATTAAGAATTGGCTTGTATAGTTCCTTGCTAGGAGCAAAGTGTTCAACTACGGCAAGAACCTTTTCGTATTGGTTAGGGGCGTCAAATGATTCTGCTCCCATACGGCTCATATAGTCTTTGCTTTCAGGACTACGAAGGTACTTAATAATTTCTTGACGAGTCTTGCCCTCCATAATTAGGCGAGCAACAGGGTCGAAGCCAATCTTGTCTTGGAGTGCTTGCTGCCAAGATGCTAAGTGTAATCCTTCGTCCTCACCAGGCAAGATGCTTCTAACACCAGTGCGGCTGCGGCGTACATTCTCGAGCTCCAACTCACGGATACCTTGTACAGCACGGCGAATATCATCCTTCTGAACTAAAGCCTGACGGCTTAAGTCACCAAAGCGTCCAGAAAATGCTGCTGGAAAATCATATCCATCAATGTTAACTATCTTGTCGCGGGCTACGACTCTAGTTTTCTTTCCAGCAACTAGAGCGGCTTGCTGACGACGAAGTTCTTTTACCGTTCTGTTAAGATTATCTAACTGTGCAATGTTGAACTTTTGTGAATCAGATAATTCCTTAGATGGTTTCTTAGGGTTATAACCTGATTCCTCAAGAACTTTTTGCAGGGCTTCTATTGTAGCCTCACGGTCAGTAATGTCTGAGTAGATACGCTCAAGATTCTTTTTTGGATTAGCTAAACGAATCGACGCATCTTTAATTTTACCCGTAGTATGTGTACTATTGGCAAGTGTGTTAATGGTATCTTGGGTTAACTTGATTAACAATGGGAATAGTGCGCCATCGCCATAGACACGAACCGCTGAGTCGCGGATAATATTAAGTGGATAACCACCACGAAGCAATGTACCAGCACGCCATAAAGATTGGAATTCATCTAAGACATACTTGCTTTTAACGGCAAGATTCTCTTTTGCTCCAGGTAGCGCTGCATGCTTCTTTGAGTAACGTTCAAATGCTTTATCCCACATCTTAGGGTCTGGCAAAAATGCCCCATTTGCTAACTGAGTTATAAGTTGTGGGTCATGAAGAATATCGTCTACTCCACCAGGACCAAACATATATCCAACATTTAAGTTTTTAGCATTGCGTGCTTCAGACATCCATGTTCCATGAACATTGTCCCATGTCTTAAGAACAAGCTCAATAATATCTGGCGAAACACCATGCTTTTTCCCTACAGTTTGTGCAAGTTCTGCTGTATACTCATTAATAACCTTTAGTTTTTCTAATTCATTTGTTGCTGAAACAAAACGATTATAGATATCTGCTGCACGTTCTGGCGTTAAGCCAGACTTTGCTACAGATGCACGAAGATTAGTGCGTAAACGCTCAGGTGTTTGAACAGCATCATTAAAGTTAATTGTATTGCGAGGAATATCATCTATACCTCGGTCAATAAAGCGAACAAACATGCCTAACGGACCATTTTGGTATACAGTCTGGAATGCTTTACCAGCCTTGGTCTCCATCTTACCCATTAAAGGCATTTCAAGTTTAGTAGCAATACGTCTAGTAGCAGCATCATTACGAGCACGCTCTACCCATGCCCATTTACCAACAGTTCTATCTGCTAGACGACTATCTAAGACAAGTGCGTTATCTAACCAAGTAATCTGCTTACGAAGCGCTTCTACTTCAGTACGTGCCCAGGCTGTTTCGTCCAAATCACCCATGACTTTGCCCAAATTGCGGGTCTTGCCATCATACTTTACGAAGTATAAACCATCTTTTTCGCCCATGCGAATACCATCATTAAGACGGTTAAAATTATTTGCTATATCAGCACGTGATGCTGCAAGGGTATCCAATGCGTCTAAGTCTCCACGTCCAGCGCGTAGCGCTAGGGAGATTACCTCATCTGATTGACCAGCAAGTACTTGAGCTGCAAACATTCCGACTTCATTGTCAAAGCCTTTGCGCATAATTAACTCACCAGGAGTATGACTCTTAAAGAATTCAAACATTGGAGTGTACACGGTTGTTTCACCAGCGCCAGTGCGCTTAAGCAGGTCTACATCCTTAGCTAAACGGGCTGCTGTCTGTGCTTCAAACACAGGAGCAAGAAGTTTAGAACTAAACTTTCCGCCAGTCTCCTTGATTGGAGCAACAAGTGCTCCACGCACACCAGCACCTGCTACTTTAGCAGCACCAATGTCAGGTGATGTTCCAAGTTCAAAACCAAAATTTAAGATACCTGATGTGATAGCACCAATACCCATAGTGGTATCACCAAATGTTTCAGAGCCAGTAATCTCAGAGATGGTTGTTACTGTATCTCGACCAAAATTATACTTCTCTTGACCAGCTTTAGTCGTTGCTACTTCAGCAGATGTCTTAAATGCATTGCCAAGAACACCAGTTTCAGATACTTCTCTACCAATACGTCCAGCAGCAGCTATACCTAGTGTAGCGCCAGCCCATATACCTACAGGTCCACCAACAAAAGCGCCTAGAATTCCGCCACCGACTCCAGCAGATAGCATTAGCAAGCCAGATAAAAGACCCATGCCTGTTGTTCTGTTTTCTAAATCTCTAGTAAATGCATAGTTAGAACGAACTTCATTTGTTCCGTACATAAGTGCTTTAGAAAGCGCACCGCCTGTGGCGTTATCTACAGGAACTAAAGTTTTTTCAATTACTTTTCCAATAGTAGCATCTGCTACATCGATTCCAACTTTTCTTAGAGTTTCAACCTCATTGTTCCAACCACCTGGGTTAGATGGTAGATTCTTGGCAGCATCAAAGGTAACGCCAAACTGATTCTTCCAACCTGGGTCATACGTTGGGGTGCCTTGAATACTCATAGGCGCAGGAGCAGCTGAAGGGGTAGGCATTGGGGCAGCTTGCTGCACATTTGTTGAAACTTGACCCTTGTCGCTTACTGAATATTTGGTTGATGCTCTTTGGGGTGTAGGTCTCTTTTCAAGTTCACGCTGAATCTTTCCTAGGTATTCCCAAACACTCACAGAGTACCTCGCAAATACACGATGTAGTCTTTAGTGGCCTGAGATGCACCAGGTTGACTAGCCCAGAACTCCATTGCAGGAAAAAAACGACGAACCATTTCAACGTCAGGGTCTTGATTTGGCATTTGACCTGGAAGTCCTAAAGCAGTTGGGTCGTTTGGTTGACCATAAGGAGTCAAGCCAGCAGTGACAGGCTCTTCTGGACGCATAGTTGGTTCAGTTAATCCCATTACATCTGGAAGCTTAGGTGCCGTAGTGGCACTTGGACGTGGTCCAGCAGACATTTTTGCTGATTGTTGTGTCTGCATTGTTGCCTGTCCTTGCCCATAAGGCAAGCCTGGAATGTATCGAGCGGCTTGTCCTTGTCCGCTTTGTCCATTTCCGCCAGTTGCTGAGACATTAGCAGGATTATTCTGTGGAGCAGTTGGGCGCATACCGCCACTATTCTGATTTCCAGCCATTTTTCCTCCTACTTAGAATATTGAACCTCTACTTGAAAGGGTCCTTCTGAAAAAATACTTAATTGAGCAGCAATTTCTACTGCTCTTATTGCTTCTGCTCCAGCATATAGGGCACCTAGTGCAATTTGTGCACCAGAACCTACACCATAGAATCCATCAACGTTACGCATTACTGATAAATCATCACCAATATCAAATAGTTCACCGTTAACAGCCATTAAGAATTGGAATCTAGAACTAGAATCTTTATCCTGTGGCTCATCAAAGTTATATCCATTGGTCTTTAAACATTCACGAAGTGAAGGCATTGCCTTTGTAATCATAAAATGATAAACATCTTTTTTATCTTTAACAGTTAGGACTGGTGGTTCCCAAACATGTTGTGCTATATCACACGGAGCAACTTCGCCCGCTCCACCAATTAAAAATTCTCCACGTTTATTTATTTTAGTCATCTGTGGATGTGACCAAGTGCGACCAGTATCATCACTTACTAGGCTATCAGCGACCATAGTGCAACCATCAGTGCTTTGCACGCCGATAATTGTAGTCATTGTCCCCTCCTAGTTTATCTGCGCTGTACTGTACGAACGCTTGCATTTGCTCCCCCGCCTGAAGTCAGGCTAGAGAGTAAACTTTGAATATCTTGTGGTGCTTCTTGCGGTGGAAGAGGAGTGCCTCCTGCTGGTGCACCTTCGGGAGCAGGGGACATTTGCTCAACCGCTTGTGGTACTCCAGCAGGAGGAACTGGTTGCGGTTGTGGGGCAAAGGTTGCTTCTATCGCATCCTCAAGTGCTTGTCCCTTTTGGCGTGCCTTAATCACAGCCGCAATTTTACGCACTACTTCAGAAGCATCCTGGCCTTGAGTAGCCATCTGTGGAATTGCTTGAGTGTAGGCCGTAAGAGACCCAAGAAGTGCTGAACGCATATCTTCAATCTCAATCTTTTCCAACTCTTGTGTTACGTTAACAGTAAATGGTAGTTCTCTCATCGCCATGTCCTTGGAGATAAGTTTGCCGCCTAAGGCCTGTAACATAAATATAAGACCCTGTGCAGGGTTAAGACCAGCAAGCATACCGTAACGAACATCAGCGGAGTAATCCTTCTTGATGTCTTTATTTGGCTTGTAGGTAATTTCGTATGGAGAACCTGAGTCAACACCACGAATGGTCTTTTCTTCAGGATAAATAACTTCATCAACTTCAAAACAAAGGCCGATTACATCACGAAGGGCAGCAGCAAAGATTGCTTGTGCTGACTTGACTTGTGTATCAAAGGCTCCCATAAGAGCCTGTACGCCTTGACCTGTAACAATTGATGCGCTAACATTACCTGTACGCGATTCAGGATAACGAGTTCCAACGCGAAGTTCTTGGTTTAAGACTTGTTGTTCAGTAAACGCACCTTGTGGAATAGATAATTCTACACGACGTACACCTGCTGGGTTAGAGGTACGGATAACCGCATCTCCACCAAGTTGTAGCTCTTGAACATCTTGCGGAAGTACAATAGGAGCTTGTACAGATTTTTCTGCTGCTTCCATTGCAAGCAATGCAAAGCGATTGCGCAGCAATTGAATACCTAGAACATCATCAAACTGTCCACGTAGTTCACCATCAATGGATGGTTTACGTGCGCAGACAACCATCATTTTTCCTAAAGGATTCTTAGCGCGTGAAAGAACTAAATCTCCCTTTGATGGGATGTAGATGAGTGACTGGTCTTTATCGTAATAACGAATCATCTCAACCTGGTGATTGAGGTCTTGCTTGTAGCCGTAGCCACCTAGCAATTCTCTTTCATACTCAGGAAATTGTGAGACAAGTTCGCCTAGTGTCAGTGTGTATCGTTTTGCAAATGCAACACAGCGTCCATAGCGGTCAAATTCTGGGTAAGCCCCAATAGGATTTTCTATGCGGATGCGTGGCAGTTTGCTTTCTTCGTCTAATTCAATTATGAATGGGACGAAACCATATGTGATGTACCAGTCTGCGCCCGAGTACATTTGTACAGCCAGGTCAGAGTTCGAAAAATAATTCGAAGCAATACGAGTACGCTTATCAGCGAAAGTACGGGCACGGTCGCTAACTTGATTCGCTGCTGAACAGTTGACGGCTGGTAGTGGTGCCATAACCTCGGATAGGTCGCGGGCAACAATGTCAATAAAATTTGCCACGACATTGGCATCTACTCCATCTGGGAAGAAGTCAGGATAGACTTCAGCAATTTTACCCTTACGAACTGCAAGGACGTCAAGGTTGCGCTGGTCGCGCTCGTTGTTGCGATAGCGTAGCGCTTGAACGCGTGCAGCTACCTGCTCCATTGATAATGCCATTGTTGTCCTAACTTAAAGGGAAATTAATTATCTAACTTTATTAATGTTCAAGCCGCCACCCATACCGCCGCCACGACCTGAAACTGTTTTTGCAGCGATTCCTTTATTGGCAGCCTTAAGCGCACGTTGAATTTGACTTGTATTCATGCCAGACACCATTGCGTTAATGGCTTTAAGACGTGCTACTTCTGTTGATGAAAGACCAGCAGCACCTGGCTTAACTGTTACTTTTACGCTTGAACTAACTTTTGCGCCGCGTGATGGCATTCCGCCGCCGCCGCCGCCTGGTGCTACATTTGTATTGGTATTACGTGCCATTTTGTTTTCCCTATCTCTAGTTAAATCTTGCTTTTTGCTTTTGCAACGCGGGCTTTTGCTTCACGGTTAACAACATTCTGAGCACGTGATGCTGTGCGACCACGGTCATTGCTAATACGACTTGCGACAATAGGAATTAACTTCTTTTGAAGTTCCATTTTTTCTACTGGTTTTAGACCGAGGTCTTTAAGGCCAGCGTTAACATATCTAACTGCTGCAACATCTGGGTTAAGGCCTGTGCTTTTCATTTTTTCTGTCTTTAATACTTTTTCTGCTTTTGTTGCCATGTTATTTTCCTATCCGTATTGGTCAGCCCATTGCGATGCAAAGGCTTCATCTAATTGAATTGAACCGCGTTGTGCTATCTGAGCTCTTG